GACCGAACTGGTCAAACATAAATCCCTCGTCACAATCTGAATACTTTGAATGATGTTGCTCATTGTGGCAATCCTTACATAAGCACTCAAGGTTATCAGGATTAACAGATATTCTTTTATCATTTATATTCTGTGGATTTAATTCGATAATGTGATGAACGTCTGACGCTGGTTTCCCGCATTTCACACAAAGATAGTTATCTCTTTTGAGAATATACTCTCTCGTTTGCTTCCACAGTTTTGAGTTATAAAATGATTTTGCAAATTCTCTTGCCATTATTTCCTCCAACAAAAAAGGACTGAGTGTCTTACCCAGCCCTAAAAATAAGAAAGGAGAAATATAAAAATAAGTCCTTGTGGTTCTCTTTGTTTTATCCTTTTTAACAATATCATCTTACAATATATAAAACGAACATTGCGAACAACTTTTATTCTTTTGGTATTTTTCTGTTGTAATACATTCTGCAACTGTCTGCTGATGTTCCAGCTCCAATCATTGCAGCAACCCTATCCCAAGTCATAAGTTTACAACAACGATATTGTATTATCTGCTTTAAGAAAGAATCATCCAATGAGCTGATATACTTGTCAACCTCGTTTATTTGTCTCTGGATCTTCAAGCGCATTGCCTCAACCATTTCAGTATGAGCAATGATTTGAACCGCTGTCTCTGCTACATTGTCACTTACTCCACCAGGAGTGAAAGGCATATCAGTTATTACCTGACTCTTTACCTGTGACGCTTGTATTAATTCGTTTAATTCCCTTTCCCACATTTGCAACTCTCTATTCAAGTAAAATATTTGTGATAATTGTTTCCTGGTCATTTATCACCCTCCATTCACTCCCATAACTGTCCAATCATAAAACCAAAGGTCAACCCCATTACCAGACTAATTATTGTGATCATCTATTTGCTCCTTTAGCCACTTCATAATAGTTTCCTTTTCCCAGTCTTCCTCGTTGCATTTCTTGTAGCAAAGGTTGTCCATGTCTCTATGCTCACACAGATAGCACACACCCTCATCAATTCTGTTGTATACTTCCTCAAATGCTCTGGCTCTAACCTTCTTGTCATGCTCCTCAAGTGTCTCCATTTCACAGTTCCACTTGCTACAGATACTACTAACACTAATATGATTAATACATTTATTACAATCTCTATCCATTATTCCACCTCACTTAAATTACTGTTTTAACATTTCCAACCTGTCGCATATGAAATCTCTCGCAGACACATGGTCATATATCTCATGAGCATGGATGGAAAAGTATTCTATAGCTTCATCAATCGCATCTAATCTTCCTTGCTCATAAGCTACCATATCTGCACTAGGCTTAAGTTCCTCAATCGCATCTGCTCTTACCTTTGCATCGTGTTCTTGTAGGTCATATACATTCCCATAATCGTCATATAGTCTTAACATCACTTCTGCTCCTTTACCAACCTCTGCAATACCTCTTGAAGTTCTTCGTTCTGAAACATTGCCACTACTGTATCCGTTTCAACATCTATTATGCTCATCACATCTATCTTTGGCTCTTCAAATCTCTCATATTCAACTATTAACATTATCTCTGCTCCTTCCTAAACACACTCGTGCGTTTATCGTGCGTTTATCGTGCGTTCTGCTCCTTTAACTGAATCCTAAAAGTATCCGTACCTTTTTTAGTAGTTTCTGCAAATACAACAGTTCCATCGTTAAATGTAGTAACATAACAATAGCAACCACCCTCGCCACTTATTCTGCTTAAATCAACTACGGCTTTTACATAGTGCAAAGCATTTGATGTAGGTATATCATCATCATAATTAATTATTAGCCTACTCATTTCTTCTGCTCCTTTAACTGTTCCTTTGCCCATTCAAGCACTTCGATTAAATGGTCTATGCTGATATAATCTGCATCAACTTCTCTTAACCTCTCAAATACTTTGCTTGTATATTCACACTCGGCATCTGCTCTGCCTTGCTGATATGCTCTTTCAATATCCTCGTCAAGATTATGAATACTTCCATCTTCTTTGATTAGATATCTTCTCTCGCTTTTGCCTTGCTGTTCTCCATATTCATAACAGCTTTTATATGGTTCGTTTTTTATTAGTTCTTCAATGCTCATCATTCCACCTCTATACTTTCAGTACTTTCTTTAATTCATTGCCTAAAGTAATCATACCCTCAATAAACAACAACTCTTTCATAGCATCTTCCTTTGTAGTTTCTGTTATATCTCCATATACCCAAGAAGATATATCTTGTTCACTAATCAATTTGATAATATTATGATTAATCACATCTTCTGTTATCTTCATCATTCCACCTCACCACGCATTGTCTCTATAAGCTCATCTAACAATTTTATTTGTAGCTTATTACCACTAACCATATTCAGTTTTCAATGTTCATATAAATTCTAATTTGTTCTAATCTTCATCCTCATCATTTCTACTTGCCGAAACTACGATTGCTGTTAATATGAATCCAGCCCAAGTGCCAAGCACAAAACCTACTATAAACGTTAACATCACTAATCACCTCGTTACCCATGCCCAAACGCACAGGGCTATTATTAATACTGCTGCAATGTATTTCATCCAACAAACTCACCCTTTTCCATGTCATATCCAATATCTTCAATAAACATTTCATTGATACCTTTGTTGGACAGATAACCCTTCTGGTAGCTGTCTATCCAATCAATCATAGTTTCAAATACCTGAGCACGTTCAGATTTGTTAAAGCGGTAATGTTCTTGAAGTACTCTGTCTGTCCAAACGCAGACAATACAAAACCCAGCTTGTAAATATGCTTTAAGATTTATATTTTTACTGGACTGTTTTGGTCCAACATCAGCAATCTTAAGAAGCTGTGAAAACGGTATCTTTTGGCAAGTCTCATAAATATATGAACGCTTACCTTTAGCCTCTTCCAGAATTAAAGCTGTCTCTGTATCTGATTTGATTTCGCCTTTGTCCTTTTCATCCTGGATAAACTTAAAGAAGTTGTTAAGCTTGCGAGTTTTAAATTCAAACTCCTCAGTCTTTCCTTCCAAAACGCCCAAGCAAATCCACGCTAAAGAATTACCGATATTCTCAATTAAATAGTCCTCTGGGGCTTTTCTTTTAGGTTTTAACTGCGTATACCTAATCATTGTTTTATTCATGCTGTGCCTCCAGTTCTGCTATTCTAGCCAGTAGCTTGACAATCTGTGACTGCTCAAAGTTATTGAGCTTGTTATATAGATTCAATATCTGACAAATATAACTACCTAAAGCACATTCACAGCATATATCAGTCAGCATTTCCTCATTGTGGATTTTCTGAGGATAGATACAAATCTGGTCACAAGTCCACTCCGCCAGCTCGGTTGTTATTTTGTCCATTTCATTTTCTTCTACGCTCTTTGTGCTATATTCTGACATTTTACGCCACGCTCCTTTTCTGCTATCAAATCTCCGTAACTTATCCCTCTTCTTTTAGCCTCTGCTGCAAGTTCTGATAAGCTAGGGCCATTTGCCTTTTTGACTACTGGCTTGGGCTTGCTCATCATTCGTATTCTTGTTGTCTCTTGGCCTCTGATTCTCTTGCAGTTTGGATTACCACAAATAATCTGCTTAGGAGAATTAGGCTTAAAAATCTTGTTGCAGACAATACACTTTTTAGGATCTAAAGGCTTTTTATTTAGCTTACGCTGTCTAATGAGTCTTTCATTACTCATATTATAGGCGTGCCTTCTAGCACATTCTCCACCACAGGTTATCTGATCAGAACGAAAAGGCTTGAATATATTCCCACAAACAATACAAGTCTGCTCAGGGAAATCAATTTTACCTTTTTTGCGCTCCCATCTTTTCCTAAGTTTGTCAGCTTCATAGCAACATTCCTTTGAACAGTATTTCTGCTTAAGTCTAGTTGCTACATAGTCATCACCGCAAAACTCACATATTTTATCTATCTTCATTTTGTTTTTTCTCCCATTTAGTTGTAATTCCCCATAGAATCTCTCGTGCTTCATCCTTATGGCCTTTGCAAACTGTTACAACAACATCAATAAACCCTACTGCGCTGTCCCAATCATCTGGAAGCCTGTTTTCTTTTAAAAAGCTGTCTAATGTATTTTCCATTGTTTTTAAAAATTTAGCTTGCTGTTCATTCATTAGAATGGTACCTCCGTTTCATCTATTACCTCTGTAAACTCATCATCAATAGCAATCCCTGTAAACTCTGGGAACTCTTTAGTATTTCCGTTTTCATCCAGCTCATAAATTCTCATTGATGTATCACTGTAAAAAACCTTAATTGAATCTTTATCCTTTAATATCTTTCCAGTAGTTCTATTCTTTGTAACCATAATCAAAGACTGGTTAATATCTTTTGTATCTCTCTGATAACGCAATACTATGTTTGCTCTGTTCGTTATATCTCCACTTCCTGAGATTGAATCATTAGAGTTATCATTCCCCTTTTTAGGGTGAGCAATAAGAAAAATGGTCACATCAAATCCCTTTGCTATTTTTGTAAGCTTGGTCAAAAAATTACTTTGCTGCCTAAACAAGTCTTGCGCTGGATCCTCTTCAAGAGCAGTCATAAGATTATCAATCAGGATGAATTTACAGCCCAAATCTCTGATAGATTGAGCTATTAAATCGAATAGGTTTTCTTCCTCATCAATAACCGCTGAATTATCGTAGATATAGCATTTTTTGTTATACCAATCTGAAATAGTATTTAACTTGCCCTCTGTAGGTGTTTTAGTTCCGCCTATCTGATAATCAAGCCAAGCTTTAAACATCCAGTCAGGAAGTTCTCCAGAATAACAAAAGCATTTCAATCCGTTCTGTATCATCCTTGCTACTATCTGAGAAGCAAAAGTACTTTTACCCTCTCCACATTTACCAGTAAGAATATTTACTTCTCCAGCGTGGAAACCTCCACCTATTGCATTATCAAGAGCCTCTATTCCTGTTGGATAAGCTTTCATTTTTGATAAATCTACTCTTTCAACATCAGCAAGATTTTTAATCCTAAATGATACAACTGGTTCTGCGTTCTCGACTGCTGCAAGTAATGCCTCTTTACCTTCATTCTGCAAAATCTCGTTAGCGTCTTTATATCCGTGATAGTCTGCTAGATTTACTACTCTTACTCGTTTAGGGAAAAAACCGCTTATCTCTTTTGCTAGAGTGATTGTGTCTCCCTCTCTGTCACCGAATACAACTATTTCCTCAAATTTAACTAGCCAGTTCCATACGTTAGGCTTCCAGGTAAATCCATTCTTACCAGTAGGTACAGACACAGCGTTATTGATACCAGCTTCTGCAAGTGATAATGAATCAATCTGCCCCTCAGTAATAACCAACGTGCCAAAGTCAACACAATGGTTCATACCGAATAAAATCTTTTTATAATCTCCCTTGATACACCACTCTTTACTTTGTCCCTCTGTTGGAGCAGTATTTCTGTACTTAACAAATGTTAATTCTCCGCTCTCATCCTTAAACGGAAAAACAATTATATTGTCCTGATCAGGAAGAGTAGTTATCTCATATCTCCTACATACAGCCTCTGAAATACCTCTGCTTTTCATATACTCAACTGCTGCGTCTTTAGACTCTGTGATTCTATGAGCGTCTTTAAACTTCTTATAAGAAACTCTGCTATTATCAATGTTGTAGTAATTCGTTACATCAGAGGACAGCTGGAAAGTGTTTGAAAAATCCTTTGCAAGGGTTAACATATTGCCTCTAACTCCACATGAACTACGCTTACATTCAAACTGGCCTGTCCTTAAGCTAATAGCAAAAGTATTTTTATCTCTACTCTTCCCTCCATGACAGTATGGACAATATACAAATTCTTTTTGACCATTAGTATTTCTTGTCTTAATCCTTATTGCTGAACTAAAACGCTCAACATCTTCTGGGTCAAATTGATAGTAATTATCAATCATTAAAATCATCCTCCAGTAACCAGTTATTATTATTTTCTTCTAGGGTCGAAGTCGAGTTAGAGGGAGACTTCGTGCCCTCTACTTCTTTTAAAAGTAATTCTTCATTGACGCTCTGTGCGTCCTTAACTACGCCCTTAACTACGCCCTGAGCACTTTTTTTGTTTGCAGAATTGTCAGTATTTATGCGGATTAGAGTGCCTTTATTGCGTACGCCCTTAACTGCGACCAAATCTGCGCCCTTAAGTACGTCCAAAAACGCCCTAACTTTATGGTCAGACTTCCACAACCAACGATTTTGCAAGGCCTTGAGGCTTGTTTTAATTTCGCCCTGATTATCTGCTAACATATTTAAGTCAATCCACGCTTGCCACTTTGTAAACGGTTCATCAAAATATAGAGGGTTGTGCATTTCCTCTCGCCAAAGCTTAATCCAGCCTTTATATCCATAACTAGCCAAAGTCACCACGCTCCAATCTTGCTTTAAGCTCTCTGTATAAAATTTCATTTATTAGCTTTCCAGAGGTTTCAGATTTACAGAAAATAATTTTTAGATCATAACGAGCTGACCATGTAGTAATACTGGCAAGATATGCTTTAGAGTTAAATTGGCTTTTATATTTCCCTGTTATTAAATTTTCCCAACTCGCATTCTCAACTAGTAGATACATTGTGGCGTTGTCTGCTTTGGCTCTTTCAAATTCTGCGTTGAACCTTTTACGTTCTCTAGTGAAACATTGAGCCAATTCATCAAGAGACATTTTTCGTTCGATTGCCACAGGCACTCTGGTCCAGTTATTATCAGAATCCATAAACTCAACAGAGTAATCCCCATAATCAAGCTTTTGCCTCCTATAAGAACAGAGAAAAGATTTATACCTTCTCTCCGCTCTTTCACTTGGTTGTTCTCTGGTATCTACAAGAATTTGCATGGAGTTGAGACAATTTTCAATGTCATATCCTTCCATCAAATCCTCCTAGAATGGAATTTCTTCGCCAGCACCTTCTGCAATTGCCATAAAATCTGTATTTGATGTTGCAGCAGTTGTAGCTCTGTTTCCTATATAACCATTCTTTTGCTTAAGTTCTAGGTACTTCTGATAAAATGAGCCATCCTTTACAGCGTCTACAGAACAGCAACCGTGTACCTCATGATACAGAACCTCTTTACCGTCAATAACAGTTCCAGTAGGACCAAATACAAGCCCAATCTTTAAGCCTTTCCACTTGTTCTCGTCCCAGTCCCAAGAATAGCCTTTATTTGACTTCTCAAAAGAATCTGTATATCTTGCAAAAGCGTTTTTAGTCCATCCGTCCTGTTCTGTTCCATCATCCTTAGGAACATTAATTCTTACAGAACCCTTCCATTTTTTATCCTCTGAATTATTAGCCTCATACTGCTTTTTAAAGAAGTCTTTCTGCTCTCCCTCTGCCACATCAAACGCAAGTGCAATTACATCACCCCAGTTTAAGCTCTCATACTTAACTGATTTAATCTCACATACATAAGCTCCTACAGGAATTTTCTCAGCTCCTGTGTAATTGGCTGCCTCTTTTGCCTGATCATATCCGTTAAACTGTTTCATTTCTTAATCTCCTTTACTGTTTATCATTTAATAATTTTTCTATTTCATAGATTCTGGAAGCCAACTGACCTCTTGTTTCAAATGATTCTTGCAATTGACTCTGTCCTTTTACTCCCATATACTCAATTGTTAGAATATACTCATTATCGAAACTCTTATGCTCAAAAACATGAATAATGTCATTTATACGAATTAATTCTGTGCCGTATCTATATTCGTACTCTGGCTTATTATCATCAAATGCGAAAAAATCCTTTTTAACTCTTAAAAACTTGCTCATTAATAATCCTCCAAAGCCTTAATAACTGTTAAAATATCATTGTCAATTTCATCCTGTTCAAATGCTCCCATAGGAGTTTTACAAGTACTGTTATTAGCTCTAGTATGAAAAATATACTCACCATCTTTAGACTCTGATAAAAGAACTGTTGTAAGTTTTGATTCAATACAGAGTTTGTCTAACTTCTTTCCAGAGGTTTTAATTCTAGTGAAGGTGTAACCGTCATCCTCTTTTTGTGTCTGTGAATGACAAACAACAATAATTGTTAAATCTTCTCTAAGTGTGTACAGATAATCAATTAACTCCCAGATACACTGTGCAAGGTCTTGCCACTTATCAAAACCCTTGTCCCTCATTCTGCGGACTTCATCAGCTACCATAATTCCGTTAAGCGTATCAATAACAACATATTTAATCTGCTTCATATCTGCCTGAGTATTGATTTTGTTTAAAAGCTGGAGAACTGTTTCCTGTTTATCTGTTTTCCAGTAGTTCTTATTGTCTGTGTTGTACTGCTTTCTCCATCCTTTCCAAGAAAGTCCCTTTCCATCACAGTCAATATAAAATGTTTCCTTTGGATCTAAATTTCTCATAGAAGTAGTTTTGCCACTTCCTGACTCTCCCATTAAACCTATTACACGGCTCATATTATTACCTCCTTAAAAATAAATCCTTTTACAGTTTTTCTTTTTCCTGTACATACGCCTCTTATTCCACTAATTGAAATTCCTGTTTCCCTCGAACACTCGGAAGCACTTTTCCAATTTTTAATAAACTCGCCATCTTTTGAATATTGAGATATTGGTTTTGAACATACCCGAATTTGATTTTCGTTATTCACTCGTCTTTTTGAATAATCTGTATTGCTTAGCCTTCTGGCTATTGCTGTCCCATAGCTGCAATTGTCTGCATGGGAAACCCATTCAAGATTTTCATAATTGTTATTCGTTTTGCATTCGTCCTTATGATTAACAACATCAAAATTATTAGGATTATCACAGAATGCCTGAGCTACTAATCTATGCACTGAAAATTGTTTTCTTGTCTTATTTTTGAATAAGTCAACACGTTCATAACCAGAGTTGCTAATCATTGGCTTTAATACCCTTTTATATCTATAGATACTTCTTACAAGCCCATTTGAACTAACTTCATATAAGCCCTCGTATCCTACAACAGGAAGCCAAATTACCTTACTCATCCTCTTCCTCCTTTACTTCCATAACCCTTTTTATATCTGCCTTGTCGATTGTCACCCAGTCATAATTTGCACAGTCGCAAGCTTGCTGGAGCAAACCTTCTATCTTTTCAATATGAAATTCGAGCTCCATAATTCTTTTCTCCAGAGCACATTTCTGCTCAATAATGTCTGTATATCTTGCTACTGATATACTCATTGCTTCTTCCATCTTTACCCCTCCATTTCACAATCAGCCTCTGACAATGTCTTTTTGTGTTTCTTAATGTATTCATCTCCGCAGTCATCACAGAGAATTCCATCATCAAAGGTATAAACGTCAGCCCAAATAAAAAGCTTTACTCCACATTCGTCACACCGACAGATTGGATCTAAACCACTTTTAAATCTGGCCTCCTGAGTTTCCCTGGATAACTGCTCATAACATCCATAACTAGCCATTCTTTCACCTCTCTTACTTCATTGTGTAAAAATAATCATTTCCTATACGCTTGTACAATTCCTTGCCATGTTTTTTGAAAATCGAGTAACCACTTTGACCAAGAATGTCCTCTGGAAGAATTGAACCCTGTTCTAACAGAATCGTTGTTATATAGTAGGTTTCATATGTCGGTTCGTTTTCCATGAAATTGTGCTTAACTGGTGAATACTGGGAACCGTTACCCTGATGAATAACCTCATATATAGTGTCAGGATATAGGTCACTTTCAACACGATTTAAAACAACGCTGCCAACCGCATAAGCTAAATCTGTATTGTCTCCAGCTTCGGCATAAATCAAATGGGCAAGAACCTCTAGATCTTCCTCCAAATAAGGGTTAGGTTCGTGATGTTCTTTAACAACTTCAACTGGTGTTGTCTGATAAACAGCCTCAATATCTCTTGCCAGCGGTCTGTCATCCGTTACATCAGAGCCCCTTTCATCAACAATAACGTCAATCTCTGTAGGTCCCATAGTTGAACAGAAAGCTAAAAATCCAACTGTTATACCAACTATTGCAAGCCCTGTTCCTATCGTCTGTCTACGCTCAAGTTGTACTTGTCTCTCATACAAAGTCATTTTTACAAGCCTCCTATTTCAATCATCTTCTTCAGCTCCTCTGGTTCCGCATTTGCCATGCTGACTATTGCTATTAAAAGTGGCAAAGATATGCAGCCTTTAAGCTGATAACTTATAGCACTCTGTGTCAGTCCTGTTTTCCTGGCTAAATCTTTTTGTTTGATACCGTTAAGCCTCATCAATCTTTTGCATTGCTCAGAGGCTATTCTGTGTTGTTCTCTGATTTTCTGATCAGGAGTTAACGCTTTTACTCTTGGCATTGAATCACCTCTCTTTTTGTCTTGTTAAGACATTTCTTTAGCAAAAAAAATTTCCTCTAAACGCTCTGGTGACAAATGGTATTCGTCTCTAATAGACAAAATTTCTGATTGAGTAAATTCTGTTCCGTTGCTATTCATCTTTTTAGAGAATGAAACAGACGAAATATTCAGCTTTTTAGCTAATGATTCACCAGTATCATTGTGGCGTATCATCTCAACTTTTAGTTCTTTTGCGTTCATTTCAAGCTCCTTTCTGCAATATTTTGTGCTTTTGTCTTGTTAAGACATTTCTAACTATAATCATTTTTATATGTCTCGTCAAGACATTTTTTAAAAAATATTTTAATTTTCTTGTATTTGTCTTAAAAGGTGTTAAAATATCCTTACAAGACATAAGTTTTAAAAGGAGGGTTTGTTTATGGCTGATATGGGGAAAAGAATCAACCAGAGAAGAACCGAACTAGGCTTTACAATGGAAGAACTCGCAAAAAAAGTTGGAGTCCAACCATCTGCCGTTAATAAATGGGAAAAGGGAATTGTTTCAAACATTCCACAAAGTAGGATTAAAAAGATAGCTGACGCACTTGAGTGCTCGCCTGTTTGGATAATGGGAATTGATGAGGCTCCTAGAGACATTCCACCAATCGCACCAGGAACAGCGGAGTTAATAGACTTATTCTCAAGAGCAACGCCAGAACAGAGACAAGCTGTTATAAACTTGCTCCGCTCTTTTGTTTCTGATCAGGAATAATAAGTTGCATATTCCTTAATCAACACCTCGAGGTTTTCGAGCAGTTGGGGGCTGTCAATGCTCTGTATCAGCTCGATAATGTTTTGCTTTGAATCTTCCATAACTCGATTACCTCCTTGATTGATGTGTTATTAGTATAAAACTCGAACAACCGTTTGGGTATTGGTAAATTAACCAAGAAAAAATTTTAATTTTGGAACACTATTATAAAAAATCGAGATTTGTCTGTCAGTCCGTTTTATAGGACACTCAAATTGAGATAATGAGAATTTTTTTACACAGGAGGGTGAATTTATGAGCAATTCAACATTTAAGAAAATCTGTATCACATTAATAGCTTTAATTGTAATTGTTGTGGCTGCAACCATTGTTGTAAATATTATGATTGATAAAAAAGTTGATGAACAAGTGGCCTCTTTTGACGCAGATCTAAAAACTGCGCTGGCTGATGACGAATACGTTTATAAAGTTTCTGCTGGGGAAATGGTAGCAATGATTCTTGTAAATGATTCATTTTTAGAGATAACAAATAAGGCTAAATTGGAAAAAGCCCAAGAGTATATAGCTACTGCTACAATGGCAAGAGCAAAATATGACAGAATTAATGACAGCGGTTATGTATGTGTGCACATCTGCACATTGAGCGGAATAGATATAATAAAAAGTGATTCAAAAGGATTAATAGAAATAGTTTTAGGTAAGTAATATGAAAATAGAAATGCGTTCTGGATCATACAGGGTCCAAAAAGTAATAAATGGGAAAAGGTACTCTTTGACGTTTGACAAATCACCATCAAAGAAAGAGATTGAGAACAGAATTGACCAAATAAAGAACAGCTCTGTGACGCTCTTAAACGCCCCTAAAAAGACTTTTGAACAATGCGCTAACGAATACTTGTCTGTCAAGTCAAACGTGCTTTCTGCGTCAACTGTGAGGTCATATAAAGGCATGCTTAACTCAATGCCTGACGATTTTAAGCAAAAGCCCATGTCGCAAATTGACCAAATAGCCGTACAGAAATATATAAACGATATTTCAACAGAGAAAAAGCCAAAAACTGTAAAGAATCAACACGGATTTATTAGTGCAGTACTTGGTATGTTTATGCCTGGAATAAAATTAAGCACTACTCTGCCAAAGATACAAAAAGAAGAGCCCTATATCCCCACTTCTGAGGACGTTAAATTGGTCTTAGAGCAATGCAAAATAGAAAAGTATAGAATTGTATTCCTACTGGGAGCAAATGGCCTTAGAAGGTCTGAAATACTCGCTCTAACATTGGATGATGTTGGAGAGAATTTTGTTAACATAAATAAGGCAATGGTATATACCTCTGATAAAGAATGGATAGTGCAACCATTTAACAAAACGTTAGAGTCAACAAGAACTGTACCAATTGACACAGAACTATCAGAGGCAATTCATAAGCAAGGATTTATCTACCAAGGGCACCCTAGAAAAATTATGGAGTATTTAGAGTCTTGTCAGAAAAGGGCTGGTGTTCCTCATTTTAAATTTCACTCCCTCAGGCACTTCTATGCTACAGAGTTAATGAGAGTAGGTACACTCACCCAAAAAGATATTCAAAAACTAGGAGGATGGAAAACAAATAGAGTATTAGAAAATATCTACCAGCACGAAAGAATATCAAAAGATAAAGAAAAACAGCAAATTGCAGCTGCTTATATCAGCAATTTATTGAAATAATTTTGCACCAAAAATGCACCAAAATTTTATAAGGCAAGAATAAAGCAAGCATTTAAGCCACTTTTAGGACTTACGGCTGATTTTTCAAGTCCCTCTGCCGGCATTATTTACAGAGCCCTTGAAAATACTGGATTTGTTAAAGAATCCTAGTAAAATCAAGGGTTTTATTTATGTCAAAATATGAATGTAGTTCATAAAATATGAATGTGTTTTATATTATTTGGTGCAAAAAATGCACCAAGATTGCACCAAGAAATACCACTCCCAGAGCTGACCGAAGTCAGCCCCAAGAATGTTAAGAGAGGGTATAGAAAAAGGGTTATTAGTGCCCCAACCGAGGGCACATTATTTTTTAATTGTTTTTGCTTTTGCAAGTGACTTTGAACCGAACTCACCATCAACTGATAGTTTTTCTTTTGTTTGAAAGTTCCTTACTGCTGCCGCTGTTGAATCAAAGTAATTTTTGTTACTCTCATTCAATCCATACTTACCATACCAGTTAAGAAATTTTTTGAGTTTGCAAACCTCTGGAGAGACATCACCATTCTTAAAATATCCTCTTGTAGGAAGCTTTGGCCATTCTCCTGAGTAACCTTTCTTTGCTGGTGTTCTAGATCTACCAGAGACAACAATAACAGTATGTCCCTTTGTGCGAGTTACCAGTACGTCACCGTCATATAAATCGGCTTCTGATTTAACTACAAAACGCTTCTCAAATAATCCAGAGCCCTCAAGGGTATCAGCTTCACTGTATGTAGTAAAATTGCCAACGTCCTTACCTGTGGCGTAAATGATACAAGCTCTAACCAACGAAGAGCAGTCCGCATTGATTGGAGTAGTCGCATTAATACCTTTGCTTATTACCTGATGTCTCTGGTCCTGATTGTAACCGATATTGTCATTGTCACACGCAAGGGTCATTGCCTTTGCAAGTTTTGTTGCATGATCAACGCTCTTTGGTCTGAGGCAATACCAACCTTTAGAGCTCATGTAATAATTCTGCATTGAAACTTCTTTTCCAGTCTGGTCTCCTGGCTTACCGCCAACAATTTTACCGTGTTCATCAATTCTTGCACTACCGAATCTGATCATAATTATTCACCGTCCTTTACTGGCAAGTTAGCAAGATTCATTAAAATACACATCACAACAGATAACGCTACTGTTGATACTACTACTTCCCAGTTAACCTCTGTGATTAAAGCTGTAGTTCCAATTACACCTATTGCAGTCTGTGCAGCAGTCTTAACACATCTAAGTGCTAAATCTTTCAAATACTCTTTCATTAACTTATCCCTCCTTGTTAAACCATTCAGGCTCCGCTATGTCATTTTGTTCTAACCAGTTATAAAACATAGAAGTCATAAACCAGTTGCCTCCAAGGTCCTTAAAATAATGCTGGGCAACTCTCAAAATCTCTTGTTTATCATCTGGGAAATCTGACATAAGAACCATCATTTGTAACCTTACAGAGTCTAGCTCTGCTTTGCTCATTTTCTTTTCAAGTGCTTCGAGTCTGTCCTGATCAGAATTTTTCTTGTCCATTGCTTTCACAATCAAGGTTGTGATTGATGATACAATGGCAGACATCACTCCACTTCCAAGAATTGCAATTATTAAAGCTTCACTCATTCATAGTTCCTTCCTATTAAAAAGAGCACCCTTTCGAGTGCCCTTGATAATTATGTTATTCTTCTGTTGATTCCTCTGTAGGTTCTTCCTCTGTAGGTTCTTCTGCAACCTCTTCTGGAATATCCTCAATAATAGGCTCTGGAACTACCTCAACACGTTCTCTCTCTGCCTTGATAGACTGAATAATGTTGTCAATGTCTGCAATATCTTCCTCTGTGAGAAGTCCTTTTGTGAGGTAACCGATACATAATTGCATGATTTTTGATTCACTGAAAGTTCCGTCTTTGAATCCGTCAATGAGATTTCTTTTAATGTATTCTGATAAATTAAACATTGTTATTATCCTCCTATTCTGAAAGTGCTGTAGCTGTTAAGAAAGCTGTTGTCAGTTCTTTGATTAATACGTTGTTAAGCTCTGCCTTGTTGTTAGCTGTGATTGTAAGTCCACCCACATCAGAAGCAGAATATTTTATATCAAGATTAGCCTTTGCGTACTCATCTGTAGTGTCGATGTAAGTCTTGTCCTTATATGTCACCCAAGAGAGAAGTGCCTTCTTCTGCTCTGTGGTTAGTGGGGTTGTTGTTGGTGTGGCAAGTTCGTAGTAGAGGTAAACACCTTTCATTGCTTGTTTGAATGCTGTTGCACTAGTAGGGGTATTATAATTCTCATCATAGATATAAATAATTCCACTATCTGAACTAACACCTACATTGCACCCATAAGTTCCACTTGTACTTGACTTAACGATTGGATATTGAGAACAGTACGCATTCATTGTTTCGTTATAAGTTATATCCTTAATTTTCCCAACTAAACTTCTTGAACGTAATCTCTTTTTTGAGTCTACATTTGTTGTGGTCATATCCCAATCTAACTCACCCAAATCAACGCAACCCATTGCCCTATGCACATTCTTGGCATCAATGTAATCGTGAACATCACCTACGCTTCTTAATGGCTCGTCTAGTGGAATGATTACTGTTTTCTTTTCTGTACTACCTTCGTTATGTTCCTCAACAACCATCGCATACTTATCGTTAATTGTAATCACAACGCTTGGGGCTGTGCTTGGTGATACTTTTCCACTTTCAGAAACGTTAAGTTCAACTCTGAAGTATTTAGCATTACTTGGTGCGTTTCCTGTAACTTCATTAACATTCGACCCATTCACATATGAAATAAACGTTTTGTTGATATCATAATAGAATATTCTAGCTATTCTAACTGTGTTTCCTATATTGAATTTAATAGTGTCACCAGCATAACATTCAATATAATCACTTGTTACCCAATAATCGTTTGCGTTGAATGTTCCATCACTAGCATTAAGCAATCCTTGATTCCAATGTCCATTAAAGAATCCCATTGAACCACTTGAGAATAGTTTATCCCCTACTTTTTCACTCTTACCCTCGATAGAGTTAACGAGGATTCCACCTTCGGCTGTGGTGAGGGATAAGCTCTCTCCTGTGGCGTTGTCTATTGCAATTCCGTTAACCTTCTGTACTAAAGCTTGATAACCTTCTGGCGTGCCACTAAACGCTTCATCTGCGTAATGCTGTGCTCTGTCAGCTTCTTCTCTTGCACTATCAATAATAATTTCACCTCTTAAAAGAAGTAGCTGCATTGAGGTGCTAGCGTCATATGCATACCCACCAGCTCTGTCTGCTGCGTCTGTTGCCTGTTGAATAATAGGTTCTGTTAACCTTTCGATTTCCCTTGCAGCACTTGTTGCAGCAGTTTCGGCAGCAGTTTCTGCTCTCTGTGCATTGTTTGCAGTTTCTGTTTTAAGCTGTTCAATATCATTAAGAGTTACCGAGTTAATATATACATCTGAAGGCCTTACATCTTTTGTGATTGTGTCTGGAACAACCTCAATCAATGCTGTGCTTGTACTTTCTCTGTCAGATTCTTCAAACTTAAATTTTAGATCAACCCATAAATCACCAGCCTTATCTAGCTCATTACCGTTGAGTATATAGGAATATGTAGAATCCACACCACTCGCCATACATTTTGCAAAAATAGCAACTCCGTCACTACGTTTAAAAATAATTTCAGGAACATTCTCTTCGGAATACATATTCTGACCACCATAGAAGGCAGAGAATCTAAGTTCGATTCCGCTGTCACCCTGTTTTAATCGAATGCCAGTATTAACAATACCAGTATCCATAAAATTTAATTTTATAAATTGTATTATCCTTGCCATAATACCTCCTTAAACAGCTTTAAGTTTTCCAATGATAACCAACGAAGTACCGACTTTCTGAACAACTGCAACATCACCAGAGCTAGGCGTCCCTGTTTCCATGATAGGAATATCAAGGCTGGACGCTTCAGTTTCTCCATAGAATTTTACTTTTGCTCTTTTTACTCCATCAGCTCCAGTTGCAACACTTACAACACTGGCAAGTCTTGCTGTCTCTGATTCTGGTTTCGCCTGCATAGCCTTTAAAAATTCATTGCTGCTTAAACTCATATATCCACCACCTTACTGCATTTGTGTGTCATAAGACCACCTTCCGATAAATCCATCTCCCAGGCATACTCTATATACTTACCAGATATGTCATATTGTGGAATCTCTACCAGCAAGCAATCTTTATAACCATGCCCTGGCATATTTAATGTCCTAAAAGTTAAATATTCCGCACCCATTGTTTTTTCCTGAGCTAATTTAGCAACATAAGCGTCAAGATTATCTATAGTTGCAACAGCCTCATTAACAGCCTCTGCGTCAACAATTGTTCGGCCTCTGCTTACTGTGCTGTACGGATTGTTAGGATCATTATTTACACGAGTGCTAATTACATAACCAACGTCAGGATTTTCTATCCAGCGCACAAACTTATTAGGCACTTCAAAAATACTTGTGTTTCTTGAAATACCGTCAGTAATAATACTCTGTTTGTTTGCTGCATAAACCATATCAACAGAACGCACAACAGGATCTAAATAAGGTTTGCCCATTGCACAACCTGTCTCATCAAACCAAAGTGGATTATATCCAATCCCCTCCAGCATTTGGTTAACAATGGTCAGCCTACTTGTTCCAATATCCCACTCATTGGAATAATTCCGCCTTATTACATTTGCTTCAATATCTGTGTTTGAATACATTGAACTTATAAGCTGAGAGATATTATTTGTGTAAACAGTATTTGTTTCAACAAAATACCTTTTGTCCTCCAGGTACATATCTGCAATCTTTCCAAGGTCATACCCAGTCAATTTATAGGTTTTAAACTCATCAGAATTATTCTCTGATATGTTAACTATAAACTTTCCTAAAGGCCATTTGATAACATCTGCGCCATATCTTAAACACAACCAAGGAACCACTCTGTAATCAATGGTATATAAATTAATATCATTTGTTCTATGTACTGTTCCAGAAAATGTGCGCATAACTGGAAATGTAGAATCAAACGTGATTAATCCATCTGTTATATCCAAAGTTGTTATCGTTTCATCGTTTCTATTAACAAGTGTGTACTCATAAAAAACATCTCTTGACGAAGAACGAAGCGCAGCTAATAACTGCGCCTCTGTATAATTACCTTGAGCTATCATATTACAACCACCTCATCTCCTTCGATTCTGGTTACTGTAAACTTAATCAATTTCCCACCGATTACATAATCACTTGTGCTAGACATTTCCACATCACAAGCAAAGAACTCTTTTTCACCTTTATAATAGATTTTCTCTGACTGGATAATACGTTCAAGCTTAGGCATATTCTGATCAGAAACAAATGCGCTGAATTCTCTTACTGTATCAACCCACTCGCTCCCCTCTTTTACTGGGTATTTTCTTCCAAGGCATTTTACAAGTGTTCGTGTAACAGATTCAGAATGAGAAATTTCAAACTTATCTCTATTACTGTCTAACCTTAATGCTTCAGACATATTATTTCCGCCATAAAGCATTACGCCTTCTAGTAGAGTGCGAACTGCTAACCATTCACCATCAATAGCTCCAGCTTTGGAATGTCTCACAGTGTACTCATATGGCGTGTTAGGCCTTGCTGTATAGTCTGTATAATTTCCTTCTGTTCTGCCAAGAATAACCTCTTTTCCTTCAATATCTCTTCTGATCACATACAACCTTTCGTAATTCGCTGGAGTATCAAAAGAAATATTAACACCGCAGTTTTCATTAACAGTAACTTTTATGTTTGTTGGTGCTTCAGGTTCCATAGCATTCAAAATATATGAATAACTGCTCCAATCTGTATAAAGGCCATATGTATTTAATGCTCTGATAGAAATGTTATAATTCCCATTTTTTAACACTAAAGGAATTGTTGCACTTCTAACATTCTGTCCAACCTGTAAACCGCTTTCATATAATAATGTTTCACCCTGATAGAATTTAATTTCATATGCGTCCTGATATTCTGCGTTCCATGATACTGTTGGAATTGCTGTATTTGACACAGCGGTAATATCTGGCGCACCAGATTGTGCTATAACATAAAATGAAACTGGAGCAGAAGTATAGGACTTGCCAGCGTTATTTGTTACAGTGATTGTATAGCTTGCATTGCCAACACTTAATGTATTTGCTGCTAACTCATAAAAATGTTCTGATGTTGTTTTTGTGCGTGTAATCGTATTACCATTTTGAGTGATTTTTATTGCTACACTTTTCTGTGGGCTATCAAATGTTTCGCTTTCATAATTCCAAGTGAAAATAAGTTTATTTGACGCTTTTACAGAAATATCTATAGGATAAGTTGGGGTTGCTTTTGGCGTTGCTAACTGGCCATAAAATGTAGCTGTTGTCAGTACAGCATTACCGCTTTCTAATGTAGCTCTATGTGTAAAAGTCGCACTACCTTCTCCAATAGTTCCGCCTGGAATAATCCATTGTGCTGGATGTACATTAGGATCTCCCCCAATCTTCTCAAGCGAAGTAGTTTTTCCGCCCTGTGTCACAGACGCACTTTGTGATATAACTGTTAATCCTGTGCTTATTTCTGTATAAGTACGTGTTTGTGCAGTATAATTCTTTTCAGCGTCAATAGTGTTTCCGTTAGGGTATTCAATTACTGACCAGTTTGTCGGTTCATCGTAGGTAACTGTAAGCGTTGCAGTTTTTGCAAGGGTTGAGTCATATGTGTCTACGCCATATAAAAGGACATATATATAATCGTTAAATTTACTGTAACTAGTATAATTTATGCTCTTACTAAAATTCTGCCCTTTTGTTATGTCTATCTCACTATATGCATTAGTACCTAAAATTTTATTGAAATAATCACTTTTATAATTATTCCAAGTAATTGCACCTATTACATTAGAAGCATAGGAGCCAATAAAAAAAGCATTAATTTTACTCTGTGTGGTACTTACAACAACATAATCCTGTTTCTTATTATCCCAGTCCCAACTCTTACAAGAAAGCACATTACAACTAAAAGAAACACTTTTTACTTTCTTCTTTGCCATTGCTGGGGCATAAAAAGCATATATTACATATTCATAACTTGAACGACCCTCAAGAATATTATTTGCCGATGTGCTATAATTCGTATTCTTATGAGAAGAATCAGTATAAGTACTACCAATAGAATTAAATGTTTGAGTTGCCATCTATTACCAACCCCTTCCTGCTGATAATCCAATGTTTTGTACAGCGTCAACCACATCAGATACCGAGCGCATTTTTGATAAATCGCAATTCATGTTGATATTATATGTATTGCTTGCCATTGCTTCAGACTCCCTATTGTTGTAGATTCTTGAACCCATAGGAACGTCTACAAGCTCTGGACCATTCTCACCAACCCAAGTAAGTCCACCACGCCAACTCTGTGTTCCAGTAGCGTTATGCCCGACTTTGTTGTTATTTCTTCCACCGCTCATAGCATTACCTACAGCACTCATGGAGGCTTGTAAATCTCTTGATCTACCTCTTAGTACTGCGATTGCGGTTATCAATGCTGTGATTGCTGCAACGAGTGCAATAACAAGTGTTGTAATACCAGCTATCTTAATCATTAATGGATTTGCCTCAACTGACGTGAATGTTTTAATCAGTCCAGATATACCCTGTGCAGCCTTAACAGTAGAATTAACTGTTTTTGTAAGAAGTACGATTGTTGTAATTAATCCAGCTACAATTGTTATTGTTGTAAGTACTGGAGCTGGAATTGCCGCCAACGTTTCAAATAATTTAGTTAAAATAGGAATTACTGTTAATCCTAAATTATTCTTTAAAGCGTCAAATGTGCTGTTTAATTTATCCATAGCGTCAGAGAACTCGCCAGCCTTTGCTAGTTCCTCATCAGACATAATAAGCCCAAGTTTTTTTGCTTCGTCTCCATATTCTCTTAATCCATCTGAACCAGTAGCAATGACTTCAGCTAAATCCTGTGCTGACTTTCCAAAAATCTCCATTGCAATATTATCTCGCTCCGTCTGATTCTGGATTCTACCAAGAGAATCAATCAGATCATAAAATATCTGCTCTGACGATTTGAACTGTCCGCTTGAATCTTTGACATTAACACCGAGCCTTCTATACAATGCTCCTAACTCTGTCGTAGAATCTGCTGCGGTATCAATGCTCTTTGTAATTTTTGCCATTGAGGCAGTCATTGTATCAAGTGATACGTCTACTAGATCAGCAGCATAACTAAGCTCTTGAAGAGTGCTTGTAGCAACGCCTGTCTGTGAACTAGTTGTAATTAACTCGTCAGCGTATTCTGCTGCATCTTTTGCACAACTGAAAAGTGCTGCGCTTATTCCAACAACAACTGCACTCAATGCCGCTGCATTTTCTTTGAATTTGCTCTGCGCTAATTCTGTCTGGTTGAACTCATTCTCTAACTGCTGGAGTGTAGTTCTTTCCTTTAACAAAGCTCTGTCTGCTGCTTCAATCTTTGAAGTATCAGCGTGAGCGTCCATTAATGCGTTATATTTCTTTTTTGCTTCTTCTACTTTCTGCTTTTGAATATTTATTTTCTGTCCAAGGTATTCCTCTTTCAGTCCAAGCTTGTCCGCTTTGGTTCCAGTCTGCTCCATCTGGCTAGAAGCAAGCTTAAATTCAGCGTCCAAGTTCTTCATAGCAGAATTACATTGTTTTATACCACCCTCAAACTCCGAGTAATCAAGTCCGAGAGTTATGGTCTTTTTATAACTTGCCATGTTATCACCATCCTATTATTTCCCTCATACTCGAAACCTCAGGGCTTGTATCTTGAACACTTCCAAGAGTGCCCTCCATTTCTCTGTAATATTGAGATAAAATAAAATCAATTTTTGCGTAACTGCTTTTCCAGAATTCTTGCTCAGTATGGTGCAGTTTTTCCACATACAAATAATAGGCTTCGTCAATTGCGAAATCTAAATCCGCACACTTGCCAAGTACTGAGCCATCATTTTTTTTAACTGGGCTTGTTCCTTTTCATCCATACTGCTCATGACAGCAGACTCATAAGAAGATATAATGTCTGAAAAACATCCTGGATCTAATTGCATTGCTAATGCGTTTGCTTTCTCCTGGGTGAATGTTTCATCATTTGCCTTAATGCCAGCGTACAACATCAAGCTGACTAAATGCGCTGTTGAAAGCTCGTCTAACCTTCCATCAAGAGAAGATATAGCCTCTTGCATATACGCCATTGAAAGCATATTAAAGCTACATAAATACTTCTTATTCTTTAGAACAAACTGTATTTCTTCAATAGGTTTTACTTTTATTGTTTTCATTTTCTAACCCTCATAAAAAAATAAAGGGAACACCGCAATTTGGCATTCCCCTGTTATTAATAATTAATCCTGATTTGGCTTTGGATATGTTGATGGTGCTGTTGTTAACCAAGCCTCTGCCTGTTCCTCTGTAAAATCAGCGTTAGCAGCGTCTGCATAGTAACGAAGCATACTATCAGATACTCTCTTAACAAAATCAATTGTGATTGTGTCTGTTGAGTAATTGATATTTGTCTCGCTTTGCTGTACATTTGACGCAAGTGGCTGTGGTCTACCTTTAAGTAACCATACATACTCTGATTTTCCGTTTGTCTGCTCAACTTCATAACCAAGAGCAATATAGTTAGCTGTTGTAGCTGCCTTCTCTTGAAGTACTCCGTCAGTAACTGTCTGATTGTAAATATCAGCAATTGTCTCGATTGGAAGTTTTGTTGCTGTAAATGATACGGAAATTCCAGTCAATAAGGCTGAAGAATCAACCATTGCTCCATTTCCATATAACTGGCCTGTTGCAACGCTTGGTGTTAACTGAATCTGCTGAGCCTCACCAAATGATTTAATTTCACTGTATGTAGTACCCTCTGGTGTATCAGCTGTAACCAAGCAGTAAACAGGATTTGTAATATTAATTCTATAAGCCTGTGAACTCTTATTAAGCATTGCTTTTCCTCCTAGTTTTCTAAAATCTCAACATACATTGAAGCTCTGTACCCACTTGCATTTTTTTCATAAGTGTAATTTGGATCCGAAGCGTGGTATCCATTTGCATTTAATTCAAACCACAAGAAAAGTGCGTTGTTCACTGCATTTGATTTTTCTGAATAAAACAGTTCTAGTGATACGCTAGTAACTGCGTTTAATGGTTTCCCATTTCCTCTAATTCCGCTTGTGCTGATTGGAACTAGCATAAAGCTACCGTCAAGCACAGCGTCATCTTCGGTTATATATGGAATATTTAACTTGCCCTCAATAAACTCTTGTAATTTATCCACGAATAATTCCTCCTATAAACTCATCAACTATCTGTTCAACAGCTGGTTCAGAGGCTTTTGCAGATTTCTCAATAAAGTGATTTCCTGGAATAAATCTCCCATTCTCTGCAACGTGACCGTCATTCGCAAGAATCCATTTTGGCCAAGTTTTCTTTCCTCCACTAATACTTACATATGGCTGTTTTGTTTTACGAGAGTTTTTAACTTTGTAAACAACATCGTCAGCAATATGAGTGTTAGTTCTTTTCTCGCCCTTATACCAGTAGTAATCATTATCAGAACGGATTCCCTCTGCAACCTTTGAAGTTTCATAAGCAACAGCGGTTCCTATTCTGGTAAGACACTTTTTTGAATTGCTATTAGCATTTTGTAAAACTGCTTCAACCTCTTTTTGGAGTCCTTCAACTGCGTCAAGATAATCAATAGACATTCCCATTTAATCACCCCACAATCAGCTCCATAGATGAATTGTTTTTCTGGTATGTACGAATAATTGCATATTCTACAGCTCCCACTCTTACATGAGTAGGTAAGTAATGCTTTTCGTTAAAGTCCACTGCTGCCATAAAATATTCATCTGGCAAAATATCAAAAGAATACTGCAAACGAAGGCCCACACCATAACTAGCGTAAAACTCATTTCTAGTAAGTGATTTTCTACTTGCAAAAATCTCTACAATATTTTCTTTTTTCTCTTTACCATCGTTGTACTTTGTAACAAGCTGAATGACATCATTGCGCATTTACTCACCCCCATATAGATTTTCTTAAATTATCAAGCTGATACTGGAAGCTTTCAAAATACTTCTCTTGTATGTTTAGATCATCTGTCATCTGATACATACAATAAGTCTTAATTGCCTGTGCGATTAACACATTGCTCTCATCAGAAGCAACATCAGCAGGAACACCCGCTCTTACCATTTCGGCTTGAGCGGATGTAATAAGCATTGTTATCTCTGTGTCGAGCTTATCTGTGCTAATTCTCAGCGCAAGTTTAATAAGCTCTAACATTTATATGCCTCCTGTTAATTAAGCTTTTGTAATCTTAACGAAAGCGTTAGGAGCAACAACTCCAATACCAACGTACTGTTTACCAACAACCTTAACGAGGTCTTTCTCAGCAAGGCTCTTGTCATCAACAGTAATCTTGAGAGCGTTTCCGTTTGGACGGTTAGCCTGTGCACCGTAACCGAAATCACCAGCTACGATAAATGTGTCACCTGATCCAGCAGTAGAAAAAGCTGGAAGTGCGTCTGTGTAAACAATCTTATCCTCAAGGCCGTCAAATACATCTACATTGTATTTAGCCTTTGCAGCAACTGCCTTAAGAGCAGCCTTTGTACGTCTGTTCATAGCAATGTGAATGTTCTTTGCACGTCCAGAAAGCTCTGCAAGTGCCATAATGATTGTGTCCTCTGCTAATGCGCTAACCTGTGATACTGGAACGCCTGGAGCTGTCTGTGTTGAAGCTGCTGGAGAAGCAACAATCTTAGCAATAAGGATTTCCTCAGCCTTCTCAGCAATCTTCTGAGCAAGCTCTTTGTAAAGATAGCCAAGTGTATCAATTGTTGTTCCGTCAATAGCCTCGTCAGAAACTGTGATCCATTTCTTAATTGACTCAGCTTTAAGCTCTACAGAACCAAGTACAAGTGTTTCCTCTTCTGGAGCGTCTGTTCCCTCAACGTGGATAACTGCACCTGTTGCAGAATACTCAAAACCAACCTTAACGTTACCTGGATAAGCTGTCTGCTTAACTAATGAAAGAAGCTGTGCCTCCTCCCAAGCGTTACGAATCTCGTTATCAAGCATTGTAGGTACTGGAAGTGTTCCAGATACGTTATCTGTTAATAATGCTCTTGCCTCTGTGTCATCCTCTGTTAAGATTGCCTTAACAAATGCTTTTCCATACTCTAATGAATCTCTTACTTCGATTTCTTTGCTCATCTTTCTTTCCTCCATAGAAACTGATTTTTCAATAATTTTTTCTGCCTCAACTTCTCCGTTCTGGAGTGCGAGTGCGTCTGCCTTTCTCTGCTCAAGGTCAACAAGTTCAGCCTTGCGCTCAAGAAGTGCTCTCTTTTCCTCTGTTGCCTTCTCAACGTCAGCAACTTCAGTCATTTCTCTTACTTCTGTCTCAAGAGCTTTTAATCTCTCTTCAACGTCAATAAGTGTCATTTCGTTAATATCCATTACTTATACCTCCAAGTAATCAAATTTTGCTTTTGCCACTGCAACTGCTTTTTCTCGCTCCAGTCTCTCCGCTTTCTCTGCTTCAATCACTCCGTTGAAGTAGTCACGAGAAGCAACTCCAATGTCTGTACCAGGATTGGCTGGAATACTTACAGCTGATACATCATATACCTTGCCAATCTTCAAAATTGTTCGGGTATGAGTGTCTCTATCATATACATCTTCAGCAACTGTAAATGCAAATGACATCTGATCAACTAATCCCGAATCTATAGCTTCAAACAACTCACGGCTTTTAGTGGTACAGCTCAAATCAGTTTCTGTCCAAAGTCCGTGGTCGTCTACGCCCAAATTTAATGTGCCATTTTTCTTACGTGCATGTACCATACCTTCATGGTTATATAAGAAAATAACATCTGACATGTCGGCGTCATCAAATGCTCTTTTATCAATCTGTTCAGAATATTTAATTCCATCAGACTCGAATAATACATAAGGCTCAAAAGTAGAAGCATAGCCTCTAACTTTATAACTTTTCTCTTCATTCTCTTTGACAATCTCGACATTAAATGAACGATATTCTCTATTATCTCTAATCATTGTTATTGTCCTCCTGTTCTTCCTGATCAGGTTCAGTTACTTCCTCAACCTCTTTAACTGTTGCTGTGTCTAATCTACGAATTGGAACATCACCGCCCTCAATTGGAGCAAGATTAAAAATCAACCTCCACTCATTAGGTGTTAAAGCCCCTCTGTCAACTAATGCAACCATATTTAATTTTGTTGTATTGCTTGCATACTGGATTCTGTTAGATTCATATACAATCTTGTTACCAAAAGCAATTTCTCTTTCAGTAAATACTTTTCTTGTCAGCTCAAGAGATAAAGCTACTAAAAATGGCTCGATTCTAGCGTCATAAAACGCCTCCATCTGCTGTTCTGTATAATCACTCTTAATGATTGCGTCAGACACGCCATAATAACGCTGTACGTTCTCTCTAAACTCTTTCATTGTGGCCCAGTTTGTAATTGTTGGGTTCATTGAAATAGGAGTAAATTCTTGCGTTGCGTCAAGAGAAGCAATTCCGCCTTCATTCTCAAGTGAAAGATAATCCTTAACAAATCTATCTTTATTTTTCTTAATATCCTCATCAGAAAGCATAGCCTTTGTGCTCTTTAAGATACCTCTTAAATTTGCTGTGGCTTTTACTGCGTTTGCAATTCCCTGATTGCTTGTAGAAATCAAATTAAGCATTTCAAGAATTGCTCCGTTATCGTCTCCAGCAATGTCAGAGCTATTATAATCTTTTCTCAATGGAACTAAGTCTTTCCAACTAAGGACAAGATTTCTTGCAGCGTTTCCGTCAAAATAGAAATTAATAAATAATCCGTTCCTATACTCAACAGCTTCGAAGCTTGAATAAGGCACAGGATAAAAACCAGTAACGTGATTCTTATCATCACGCATAACATAAATAAATGCTGTGTTCTTAATCTCTAAATGGTTTCTAACCTTTGCAAGCATATCCTTGCCATTCATATACATATTAGGGTTGAGATTCAACAACCTCTCAATATCCTTATTTGTACATACTGCGTTAGCTTTGCTTGTATGCTCTGCTAGTGGTCTAATACAAGAGCGGACCACTTCACTTTTATAAACATCAAAACCAAATGGAATGAATCTGGCGTTGAATGTTCCTAGTTCTTTCCAAGACGAATATTTTTGTACTAGTCTTGTACTTTTAAACCAATCTAAAACTCCCACTGGGAAACCTCCTATCTGACATATGGAAGGTACTCATCATAGTGCTTGACATATCCTACCCAAGCATTTAATAGTGATACCATTCCGTCAATTCTTCTGTTTTGCTGTATCTTTACTGGTTGAATTGTTTCTATACCATCTTTATTTAATGATTTACAGCCAGTGTTTGCCAAACACCAGCGGAGCACTGGGTTGTTGTTATACACAACTTTATGTTCCTGGAAGTGCGCTCCCATTTCTTTCATAGGCTGTGACCATGTAAAAGGTCCTTGGGCTGTCTTTTCCATCTCAAAACCGTGGTCAACCATTTCTGGAACCCAGTAACCTGATAACGCTCTATCGTAGCAAATCCACAGAGGCCTAATATCATAAGTTCTAACCATATCAACAAACCATTCTGTCACAAGTGAATAGTCAACTGCTGCACCTTCATTGATTGTTAGCCAGCCATTCTCAGCCCATATTTTATATGGTGCTTCTTTGCTCTCTGTTCTCTCCAAGGCGTCAATTTTGCTCTGTGGTATGAAGTAGTGCTGTAAAGCGTACACTTTTTCATCATTAGGCTTTCTGATCAGAAGCGTTGCACAAGTCAAGTCTGTTGTTGCTGATAAGTCACAACCACCGATTGCATAAGAGTGTGACAAGTAATCCATATTAACCACAGTCTCATTGACAATATCCTCAAACCTCAACCATGAAGTAATAGGATTCTGCTTCATGTTGAAATCTTTAACCATTACAGTCGGCTTGAACGAAGGGTCCTTTTTTGCTTTTGCAACCATCTGCTCAAGATAGTCCTCTGACTTAATACTTCCTAGCCCTGGGTTAGCTTTCATCCAGCAATCAGGCTTATCCCATTCGTCCATAGAATCTAATTCGTAAATAAATGGGAGTAGTCTTTTATCCTGGATAGTTCCATTTATCACACCAGAGGCATAAGCATACTGGGCGTCAAAAATACCATCTCTGACGAATCCATTTGTTGTAATACAAAAAAGGAGCGGTTGTTGTCTCGCTCCCATTGCCTGTTTAATTAGGTCATATAAATCTCTATCTTTAATTGCTGCTAATTCGTCAATAACTGCACCGTGAACATCAAGTCCATCAAGGCTGTTACTGTTAGAAGCAAGAGCCTTAATGAATCCGTAATTGATGTCACAATAAAGGTCCGCAGCTCTTTTCCTTATCCACTTAGCCAGTGAAGGGCTCTGCATAACCATTTTATGTGCAGCGTTAAATCCTAGCTTCGCTTGTTCTAGCATTGTAGCTAGATTGTATATCTGTGGAGCACCCTCTTTATCATTGATAAGAAGGTCAAGCTCAACAGCAGCAGTTTCGGTTGTCTTACCGTTTTTTCTGCCTTCAATAATCAAACACTCGTTATACTGTCTTAAATTGTTGTCATCAACAAAACCAAAGAGTGCTTGTAATCTTGCTTTTTGGAATAGTTCCAGTTTTAAAGGCTCTCCAATCTTTCCAGAAGGGAGCTTGCAAAACATTTCAATAAAATCGGTATGTCTTTTTGCTATGTCATAATCAAAGTGAAACTCATCTGGCGCAAGGTACCGCTCGATTATTACCTCGCTCATTCTTTTCATTTTCTCGCAAGCAATTATTTTTCCATCAAGGATAGCACCGAAATATTGTTCTAGCTCTGTCATCTATTCTGTAAGAACTCGAGCAATTCATCATTGTTTTTCTTAATTGGATTAGATGGAACCAAATCCGTTAGGTATCTGATAATAACTCCGTACTGTTTCTGTATCTGCAAATAACTTGTCATTGCAGCAGTCTGCTTGGATCCATACTGATAATTCTCTGAAACACCTTCAACCTCAATTGTTTCCCTGAGTTTTGCCAGTTGTTTCTCCATAAACATTGCGTCCTCTATCATTCCATGGGCTACAGAGAGCTGTTCCTCAGATAACAGAGGAATTATCTCTTCAAGTTTATATATCTTTTTCTTACTCACTCTATCTTCCTCCATTCTCTAAAAAAGGGGACTAAAAAATCTCATATCCGTTAAGATTAAAGTTTGGG